TGAAGGGGACCGTCACCCCCTCGCCAGCATCGCCGATCGGCTTCGAGACGGTTGCCTGAAAATCGATGAGCCGCAATCCTTCGGGCGAGACGAAGACGAGGCCGCGCTGCGTCGAGCAAATGGAGAGCGGCGCCTCTGTCCCCGTCGCCGCCGGCAGCGCGTTCATCGCCAGGTTGCCCGTCGTCGGGTCGCCGGTGATCTGCTGCATCTTCGCCACGCCCTCGAAGGCGATCAGCGATTGCGTGATGCCGCCAAGGAGCGAGTTCAATTGCAAGGCGCCGATCGCCGTCACCGCGAGGCCGTCGCCGGTCGTCAGCGCCTGAACCCCGAGGCTGTTCGAGACGCGGCACGGAAACCCGCTGTCGCTGAAGACGATGCCGTTCTCTTCGAGCGCGAACCAGGCGCGCCCGCTCATCTGCGCAACCCCGACCGGGATGCTAGGCAGCGGGTTGGCGTCGGTGTCCCCGGCACCCCAGAGCGGCGCCGAAGTCGTGCCGCCGACGACCGTCAGCACCACATCGGCCGAGGCCGTTGCCTCATCCGAAATCTTAATGATCGATCCCAGGACGTTGAAATATAGCGTCCCCGTCGCCGAGGCGGGGTTGTTGAGCGTGATGCTCGTGTTCGCCACGATCGAGAGGATGGTCGATCCGAGCGGCACGCTGCCGGTCGAGATGGGGCCGATCGACGAGATTTGCTCGCCGACAAAGAGGGCGCTCGTGTTGCCGATCGTGACGACGGCGCTTCCGGCCGTCGTGCCGCCGAGAAACACCTGACCATCGACGTAGGAAGGCGTCGGATAGCCCTCGACGGTGAAAGTGCCGCCCGTTACCGTCGATGAGGTCGGCAGGCTCAGCGTGATCGTGTTGCCGCCGGTGTAATCGAGGACGGTCGTGCCTTCGGCGATGCCGGGTCCGCTGACGGTGAGGCCAAGCGTGTAGACCCGATGGAGGAAAAGGCCGGTCACGTTCGCCAGCGTCGTCGAGGTGCTGCTGTCGGCGGTGAACTCTGCGGCCACCGGTGCCGTCTTCCCCGACACAGGCAGAAGCTCGCCGTTGATGATCGTGCTCGCCGGGATGCCGGCGCCGGTAATCAGGTTGCCCGGCTGCACCGGCAGGAGGCTCGGGTTGCCGTAGATGTATGGCTGCCCGTTGATCGTCGTGCCGTTTATCATCGAGTTCTGGCCGCTGACATCGAACCAGCCGAACTTGATGTCGCCGCCGGGAAACCCCGGATGCGTGACGACGACGCGGCCCGCCACCTGGGCCAGGATCGGCGGCGTCCACTCGCCCGTCAGCGGCGGGCTCGCCGGGATGTTGTTCGCCGTGACGCCGCTGACGGTGAGGAAGACCCCGGCATCGAGGTCATAGGCGAAGGGTTGATCGAAGCCCGGCGTGTCGGCGGTCGCGACCATGCCGTACACCGTGTCGCCGACCACCACCATGCCCGAGACGAAGCCGATCGGCTCGGTAAAGCCGGAGGTCGTGAAATCGATCTCGACCTCGGCGGCCGGGCGCGGGACCCACACATGGCGCGTCGCCGGGTCGGGCACGAGGTTCGTCAGGAGCGACATTGCGCCATTCGGCGCGTTGGTGCCGTCTACCGCATCCGAGAGCGTGATCGGCCGATAGGTGAGGGGCTGCCCCCGCTCGGTCGGCATCGGATCACCAGCCGACCGTCTTCGTGTTTTTTAGCGAGGAGAAGGAGCGGCCGAAGACGCGGCGATCGAGCAGCACCGTATCCGCCCGGTTCGCCCGATCGTCGGCGAGGCGCTGGTATTCGGCCATGCGCGCGCCGAACCGGCCGCCGCCCGAGCCGAGGCCGACGCCGATATATTCGGCTGCCCGGTTGTCGGCGCTGTACATCATCATCTGCCCGGCGAGGCCGTCGCGCAGCGCGATATCGTCGTCGAACCAGCAGAAGGCCCCGGCGTCGACCTGATCCTGCGTCAGGTCCGGCATCAATCGTTGGTAACGAATGCGCACCGGGAAGGCCCCCGAGGGCGGCGGATAGGGATAGCCGATCGGCGGGTTGCCGATCATCAGCGTCGCCCCCGCCATCGTCACCGTGGGCGCCTCGGAGAGCGTCAGGTGCTTGGAAAAGGTGAACTGCGCTCCCGGAAACGAGATCGTAGCCGTCGTCGCCTGGCTCAGCGTGATCTGCGTCGCGCTGTCGATGCTGGCGACTGTCGTGCCGGCAGGGATAACCGATCCGGTCAATTCTTCGCCGACGATGATCCCCGCCGTCGAGGGGGTGATGTTGTCGATGATCGTGTTGGTGTGCGTTTGGCCCGTCACCGAGATCGCCGGGACCGGCGTCACCGTCGTTCCCGGCACGATCACCGATCGCGGCCCGATGCCGCCGGCGGCCGACATGCCGGTGAGGATGCCCGACAGCGACGAGACATTGATGACGGTCTGCGTCGTCGTGTCGAGGTCGCCTGTCACGTTTGCGATGATCTGGCGCTGCGACATGTCCTTCGCCCAGAAGTACGGGTAGGACTGGATGCCGGCCTGCTGCACCTGATCGTCCCACTCGGTCAGGTCGATCTCGACCATATCGTAGGGGACGCCCTGGATGTACCACTTCGAGGACCGCTGCGCGCCGGTCGAGCCGCCCGAGGTCTGCACCCGCAGGTAATCGATCGGCAGCGGGTTGGGCGAGGCGGTGATGATGTTGCCGGACCCGGACGAGACGAGCGCGGTAGCGAAGGTGAAGTCGAAGACGCCCATCGCCGCCGCGAAGTCCACGGTGCGGCAGATATGCGCCAGGATCGCGTTCAGCTCGTTGAGCGCCTGCGCCGTGTATCGGGGAACGCGGGCGATCTGGCAGGCGTGGTTGATGATCCCCGCCGCATTGAGCATCCGCTACTCCGCGGCCTCCGGGAGCGCCTTGAACCCGATGACCTCGCTACGGTCCCGCCCGGCGATGATCGCGCGCTGCCGCGCCACCTGCGCCTCGTAGAGCGGGATTTCCTTCTCAAGTTGCGTCCGCTCGGCATCGAACCTCGCCATCTCGATCGGGGTCTGCGCGTCGAATTCGTCGAGGCGCTGCTTCTGCTGTCGTGACAGGCCCTCCTGCCGGCGGCCGCTGATCTGCGCCGTCGCCTCGAACGAGGCGGCGAGACGGGCACGCTCCTCGACCCTGGCCTTCGCCGCGTCGATGCGACGTTGCGGCAGGCTCTCCAAAGTCTCGGTTCGCGCGTGCAGATCGACCAGCGCCTCGACGAGCGAGTTATGCGCCCGCTGCCGTTCGATCGCCCGCCGGTACATATCAAGCCGTTCGTCGAGTTTCGCTGCCGTGAGGCCGCTCACCAACTCGACGATGGCGATCGTCGCGCCGCCGATATCGCCTTGGATCGTGATCTCGGGCGCGACCGGGCCGCTCTCGCGATGTTCTCGGGTCAATGCAGCACCTCCAGGTGCGGCGGCCGGCGCGACAGCACTTCCCGCGCCGAGTTGCCGCGCTTGTGCTGATCCAGGGTCGCGAACTCGACCTCGGAGAGGTGCATCCGGTAGAACATCGACTGCATCGACTCGAACTGCGCGCGGGTCACGGTGTATTCCATGCCCTGCCGGTAATATCGGCCGTCGATACGAAAGCCGGTAGCGCCGCCGCCTTCGGGCAGATCGATCCTGATCCGCACCTTCTCGGCGAGGCGCCGGCGCTCTTCCTCGCTGCGCAGCACCCCGGACGGGATCAGGTCGTGCTCGATGCGGGCATACTGCCGGGCCATCGTGCGCGCGTCGGCGAGCGCCTTTTTCTTCTGCTCGGCAAGCGCGCGCTCCATTTCCTCGCGCTCGATCTCGGCAAGCTCGTCGTCGGTGATGAGCGCCGCCTGATCCGCCGGCAGATCGGCGAGCAGCCGGCGACGGCGATCGAGAGCGGCATTCACGGTCTTGACGATTTCCCCATCTTCAGCGGAAACGCTTTCGTCCAACTGGACATATCGCGTGCCGTCATCGGCGGTTTGGGCCCCGACAACCGGATCTGGTTCGATAGTCTCGACAGGCACCGCTTTCAGCGCCGCCTCGTCGGCCGCGGCGCGCTTTTTCTCCCGCGCCCGTTCGGCGTTGGCGCGTGACGCCGCCTTCTGCGCCTCTGTCCGTTCAGCCATGCTGGCTCCCTACGAGTGTGTCCATCCCCCGGTCGCGATCGAGTAGGCCGACACGAGGATCGGCCAGCCGTTCGCGTCAACCCCGATCCAGTCGCCCGGCAGCACCTTCAGAACGCCGCGGTTCGGCACGAAGAGCATGCCGTTGTAGGCCATGCCGCCAGTGCCGATGAGGCTCGCCTGCGGGTGCGACACATTGAGGTCGTCGAGGATGGCGTTGTTCATCGTCTTCATGTCGGCCGGCAGCAGCACCTGCGACGACGGCGAATACGGCACCGCCGTCAACGAGGTGGTTGCGTTCGTGCCGAGGGTATCGGTCGCCATCGGCGGCTCCTACTGGTTGCCGGTAGACCAGCCCTGTACCAGCGCCAACGGCGTCCCCGACGTGAAGCCGGGCGAGGTGTTCGCCGTCGTGAGGCGCGTGTACTCGTCCGCCGCCAGCGCGTTGAGCGCAGTCTGGAAGTTGCCCGCCGTGGGGCTGTCGCCGCCCGGCACCATCTCGCCGACGATATCGGAATAGGTCTGCGCCGCCCCGACCGGCCCCACCGTGCCGGTCGCGCCGTAACCCGGCTGGTCGGCCTGCTGCTGGCCCATCAGCGCCGAGCCGGCCCCGTCGTTGATCCATTCGTACTGAAACGTGGCCCGTACTCTATACGCCATCGTGGTGCTCCCTCTTAGCCGAAGGCGCCGGTGTTCGAGACGCTCGACTCGATGCGGCAGCCGAATTGCTGGTTCAGGATGACATAGCCCTGGAAAAATTTGTAGCCCACGACCCGAAGCTGGTTCAGCGGGTCGGACTTGTCGGCCTCGAAAAGGGTCGTCCACGACACGTCTTCGAGCACCGTGCAGGCGAAATACTCGGCACCGAAGACGAAGGTCGGATAGACCGTGACGCCAGCCGCCGGGATCGCCGGCGGGATCTGAAAGAGGCCCGTCCCGGTGAGGACAACGGTCTGCGCCGGCGCTAGGTTCGTCGCCTGGCCGGCGAGCGGCCCGGTCGTCGGGACGCCGGCCCCGGTCGAACTCGACAGCGCGAGGTTGGTCGGGCTGGTCGTCGTGCCGATGTAGACGCTGTAGGTGTACCCCGTGGTCGAGGGCGTGGTGATCGTGATCGAGCCGTTGGGTCCGGTTACTGCGGTCCCGGCGCTGACGGCGTAAATCTGCGACTCGCCGAACTTGTTGAGCGTGTCGGTAGCGGTGATGACCGTGTAGTAGGTGCCGGTCGCAAGGCTGCCGCTGGTCCCCGCTGTCGGGGTGCCCGTCGTCGCATTGCCGGTCCAGTGCGGCACCATGTTCGACTTGGTGAAGTGGATGCCGGCCCAATAGCCGACCTCGTTGATGTAGAGTTTGGTCACATCCGAGTAGGACCATGCCTGCACGACGGTCGGGTTCTGTCGCAAATCGTTCTCGACGAGGACGGGGATGATCGCGACGTAGTGCTCGCTGCGCATCGGCCCGGTATCGGCCGAGCGCGCGCCGTGCTCGATCTCGCGCCGCACGTTCGGCTGCATCTGGCCGTTGTAGAAGGGGGCGCCTAGATTTTCGAGGTCAGAATAGGTGCGGTTGATTGTGGTCGTGTCCATTACGTCGCCGGCCGCAAGCGCGACGCGCGACCCGGCCTGGTTGACGTAATTGACCTGCGCGCCGCCCATCAGGACGGCGAAGGTGTTGCGCTCCATCGTCTCGGCGATCTGCACGCCGAGAAGGCGCTTCGACTGCTCGATGAGGTCGTACATCGTGGTGACGGCCGCGACATCGCTGATCGTCACCTTGTCGCCCCATTGCAGGGCGACGCCGGTTACCTGGCTGATCGTCAACTGCTCGCCGGTCGGCGGCACACTCTCAGAGAGCGGCGCGGCCGGCAGCGGCAGGCGGTTGAAGCGGGTCGCCGTCCAGGTGACGCCGGCCCCCTTCTCCATCTTCTCCTTTTTGGCGAATTGCTGCGCCACAAGATAGTTCTGCGTGATCGGCAGAACCTTCTTCGAGAGCTGGCGCCGGATTGCAGCCTGGTAACTGCTTGATACGTTGACGCTCATGGACAACCCGCCTCCGTCAAAGCGGAGGCGAGGGGCCTCCGCGGCTACACGTCAGCGGCCCTGATCCCGCGCAACAGCGCTTCGTCGGCCGCGTCCTGATCCCTTCCCTGACCGGCCCCGCGCGCGACATCGCCGCGGGCATTGGCCGGTCTTGTCGTCTGCGCCGCGACCCGCGCCGCGCCGTTCTGGCGCTGCTGCCGGGCTGCCTGCGGCCCCCTCGTGCGCAACTCCCGGCCGCGCAGGAGATCGAAGATGTCGAGGCGGCCGAAGCGCAAATCTCCTGCGGCGCGGTTCTGCGCCAACAACTGCTCGACCTGCGGAGCCAGCCTCTCGGCGGCGCGGTCGCGCGCCCGAAGCGCGTTGAACTCGGCGACATCGGCCCGGTCGAAGCCGCGCAGTTCGGCCTGCACGAGCTGCTGGTTCATCCGCTGCTCGGAGCGCTGGGCCACCGCCAGCGCCGCCTCATGCGGCAGCATCGTCTCCAGGCTTTGCCGGAACGCCGCTTCCTCGCGCGCCTGCGCCTGCGGATCGAAGACCGGCTGCGTGCGCGCCCTCTCCAACTCTGCCAGTCGGCGAGCCAGGTCGGCATTCTGTGCTTCGAGTTCTCGGGCTCGGCTGCGCGAGCGTTCGTCGCGCCGCTCCTGCCGTGTCTGCCTCGGTTGCGGCTCGACCTCGGGATCGGGCTCGATTTCCGGTTCCGGCTCTTCTTCCGGTTCCGGCTCAAGGCCCTCGTCTATCGTACCCGGCTCAAGCTCTTCATCCTCGATCGGCGATCCCTCGCCGTCAGGCAGATCGGACATTCAGCCCCCTTGCGTCGGCTCCCGCCGATATTCGCGCCGTGCATCCCGCACAGGCTGCATCCCCTACGCCACAAATTTTTCAGATTGTCAAGCCTCGCTCGCGATAATCCTCTCGCACTCGGCTCTGAGCGCCGCCTTCATCGGGCCAATCTGCATGACCCAGCGCTGGCGCACGTCACCGGGCGGCGAGTTGGTCGATAGGCATGGTTTGCCGTGAAAGGAGATCCGGTATTTGACTGCCGTCTTGTTGATGGCCATCCGTGTGCAATTCATCTTCCGAGCCGTCGCGCGCATTGTCATTCCGCTAGCGGCGAACTCGCGTAGCCGCGCCACGTTTCCCGGCGTCCAGCGCATCCGCATCAGAACCTCCTTGGCGGAACGACGGCGCCAGCGCGCGGCAGCCGTTCGGGCGCGATCATGCCGGGCGGTCCCTTCAACATCCGCGGCCCTTGCGGCTGCGCTCCCGGCTGCGGCGGCCCGGCACCGCGCGGCGTTCCCGAGACGCCAGGGCCGGCGCCGCCAGGCACCCCCGGCGCACCTGGCATCCCGCCCGCCTGCGCCATCTGCTGCATCATCGCCATCTTCGCCTTCACCTCCATCTGCTTCAGGTGCTCAGCGATGTGGATGCGGAACGTGCCGTGCGGATCGCCGGTGCGCTTCGCCTCCGGCATGTGCTCTTTCAGGTGGGCGATGTCGTTGTCGGCCGGCTGAGTCGGGACCATGTGGCCGTCCATCAGCATCTCGTTCTCGACCGATGCCTCGATCGTCATCTGATGGCGCTGATCCTCGATCACCAAGGGCGCCTGCCCGCCGAAGATGTTGAGCGCGGCCTGCTCCAGCACGTCGCCGAGGCGCAGCCGATAGCCCTCGGCCTCGATCTCCTGGCGCATCCCGCGCACGACGTTGATGAACGCCGTCGCCTGCTGCTGCATCGCGATATTGAACTTGGTCTGCTCGGCGCCGCACCACCGGAACGAATACTGCGCGCGGTTGCGGAGCGGCGGCACGTCGATCATCTCGGCCCGGATGCCGAGGCGGCCATAAGCCCGCGTCGTCAACTCGCCGTCGCGGAACTGGTAATCGAGGTCGGCGATCCATGCCACCATCGGCGTCAGGATGTTTTCTTCGGGCACCTGCACCGCTTCAGATGTCGTCAACAGGTCGATCTGCTGCTCCTGCGCGACCATCGCCTGGTTGCGCTTCGAGGCGACGACCTGCATCGGCAGCATCGACGGGTTGACCGAGAGCGATTGGAAAATGATCTGGATCGCGTCCATGATCCTCGCCCTGGCCCTCGCCGAGAGGTCGGGGAACTGCATGAACTCGATGTCGCCCGGCCCCGCATCGATGATCGCGCCGAGATTGAGGACGATCGGCTTGTTGCCTTGGCCCGGCGTGCGCCGCACCATCGGCATCGCGCTGTAATGATCGACATCGGCCCGTTCGTTGGCCGCGTCGTTCGCCTCGTATTGCACCGGCGCCAGCGGCTCGACGAGCGACTGGCCCTTGAAGACGCCCGCCACCTTCTCGACCGGGGCCGACAAGAGCGGGCAGCGATCGTTCCAATAGGGGTTGCGCCGCAGCCCCTCGGGCTCGCGGTCGAGGTTCCACCACATCCGGCATAGCCGGCGCTTTCCCTTCTTGCCGAAGCCCCCCTTCTCGCCGAGTGGCACCATCAGCCAGGTCTCGAACATCAGGACATGCGGCCCCTTGGCGCGGATGCCGACAGCGCGGGCAAGCTTCTTTTCGAGGTCGTTGAGCCCGGTCATCGCCTCCGACGCAAGGCGCGGCCCCTCGTCATCGCTCCCGTCGCCGGCAATCTCGCCGGCCTCGATCATGTCCTCATATTTTTCCTTTGACCAGCGCCGCACGATCGTCACCGAGCCGCCCTGCGCCAGCGCCTCGTCAACCGAATCGGCGCTCGCCGGCAGCACCACTACGTCGGCGTCGTGCAGCACCTCGAAGACCGGGCAGCCATCGACGATCTCTTCCTCGATGATGTCGATGACCTCGGCATCCTCGCCCACGAGGTCGGGCGGCACGTCTTGCCCGTCCATTTTGAGGGGTCGTGTTTCACGTGAAACAACCTGCCGGTCGATCTCCTGCCAATCGACGTAGAGGTTGTACTGCCCCTCGATGTCGCCGTTGCGCAGCAAGGGCTTCACCACCTGCGTCTTCAGCCTCGCGCCGCGGATGTAGTGGTTCATCAGCGCGACGATCTCGAACGGGATATGTCCATCGGTCGAGGTCACATCGACATAGCGGCCGGGCGCCGGGAAAAGCTGATTGGCGTGCCGGGTCGTCCGCGCGTTGATCGCGTCGCGTATGATCGGCACGTAAACCTGGGCGTTGCCGTTGTAGAACTGGTTGTCGTCGAGTTCGCAGTGGTAAATCCGCCACCACTGGTCGAGGTCGTCCGAGCGCGCGACCTGATCCTCGAAGCCGCGGACGATGCCCTCGATCTTCTTGCGCAGGAAATCGCGGCAGGCAGAATTGGACCGGCCGAGAAGATCGGCGTCGCGCCGCAGCATCGCAGACGGCCGTACCGAGAGGTCGGGCGGCTCGTCCGTCTCGACCGCCGCCAGCGCGGCGTCGCTCATTCGCTGAGTTTATCCAGCCGGGCGCGCAGATCGCCCGCCTGCCGGCGCGCCTCGGTCACGTAATGGCCGAGGCTCGAGGCTTGCGGCACCGAGGCCCGCATCGCCTCGATCGCGCCGATCATGTGATCCGCGAGGTTCAGAAGCCCGGTCATCAATTCCCGCGCCGGGGCGTCGATCGGCGCCTGGTCGTCGGCGGTATGGTCGGGACCGGGATCAACCTCGCTTTTGCCCTTCGTCATCGTGCAGTCCTCGCTGGCGGCATCACTGATCTATATGGCATGCCGGCCCGGTTGTAGGCAATCGGCTGCGCATCCTCGCCTTCCTCGTCGAGAACGCCCTGCCGCAGCATTCCGCAAAATGCTTCCAGCCCCTCCATCAGCGTGCGGTAGGGGCCTTCCTCCGCAGCGTCGGCAAGCCGGCCGCGCGTCATCGCCCTGGTGTAGCCGCCGGCCAAGGCGCGCAATGTCCAGTGCGCCGCCGCGCTCACCTCAACAACGGGCGCGCCGCGCAGGCTCCGGCCGAAGGCGTCGGCAAGCCAACCCTGACCGGCGATCGGTTCGCCGCCGGTCCGCAGCTCGGCCGGCAACTGCCGAATCGCCTGCACGAGTCCGACATTCATATGCCGGTCGTGATGGTGCGGCGGCACGGTCCAGATCGCGGCCATCCGGCGCATGACGCTGCGCTCGGGCGCGACGCCCTTCAGCATCTCGGTCCAGTCCCGCGTCTTCGCCCGCTCGGCGACAAGCCTGCCGTCGCCCAAGAGGGCCGCTTCAGCAAGGATCTCCGGCACCCGGTCGATCGGCGAGCCTTCGCGGACCCAATCGTAAAGGATGCGCACGCGGCCGCCCTCGGCCTGGATTGCCAGCGCCGTCGTCAGCGCGCCCGTCGCATTCGCCGCTATGTATAAAGAGATGCCGCGTTCCAGTTCGGCGACCTCGGCGATATGGTCGGGGCGGAACCCCTCGTAGATCGGCGCGCCCGGCCGCATCGCCGGCGCATAGGCGAGCGCATTGGCGATATCGCGTTTCCCCACCGGAAACGAGAGAAGCTGGTCCTCAAGCGCCGGCAACGGCTGCGCGAACGAGATTTCGCCCGCCGCAAAGAACGGCTGCAACCCCTTGATGAAGGCGGCCTGCCCGCCGCCGCGCGTGCCGCTCGTCGCCGCGATCGGCCGGTAGGGAATCATCGTGCCGCGGCGCACCTGCTCGGCCCGCATCGGCTGCAACAGCCACTGCTCAAGCCCGTCCTTCTCGATGCCAATCCAGATCGGCTGAAACCGCTCGTTCAAATCGAAGGCGAGTGCCACGATCTCGTCCGGCAGCAGCGAGGGGCCATCGGCCGCCCAGACAATGAGGCGGTTCCGTATCCACGACCAGACCGCCCAGCCGGTGACGGCGCTCGTCGTCCGCACCGTGCGCGCCGGGTCGATCATCGCGTAAACCGCCTCCCAGGTCCGCGGCCTGGGCTCGACCCGGAACATCTCGCGCCGGAAGGTGATATCGGCGGCCGACATCGGCTGGCACATGAATTCCTGGTTGAAGGTGTGCATGTCGCCCGCATAGTCCTGCCGCATCCGGTCGATCGTCGCCAGCGGAAACTTCGAGGGCCAGGTTGCGATGCGCTCGCCGGCGGGGCCGATGCTCTCGATCGGGAACTGCACACGAGGCCAGCCCGCCGCCTCGATGCGCTCGGGCAAGGAACCCGAGCCGCGGCGCGTTCCCAACACCCTGATCCACGAATAAAGCGGATGGTCGAGCGAAGGGAGAAAGGTCTTCATAAACCAGTCCCAGGTCTGCTGCCGCTCGGCGTCGGTGCGGACTTCCTCGGGGTCCTCCACGTCGTCGATCAGCGCCGCGTCCGGGCGCCAGTCGAAATGCTTGATGCCGACCGTCGATTGATCGCGCCCCAACGCCTGGATGCAGGCGCCGTTCGCCAGCACGATCTTGCCTTCCTGCCAGGTATCGCCCTGGAGCCGGCCGAACAGCTCGATGATGTAGTCGTTGATCTCGAATTCTCGCTTGATCGCCGCGAGGCGGTCGCAGGCCCGACGGTAACTCGACCCGACGATCACCATGTTGTGAAATTCGCGAAACGCGCCGCGCAGCACGGCGGCCTCTTCAAGGTAGGTCGATTTGGCGAAGCCGCGGAACCCCTCGACGCCGAGGCGGGCGACCGGGCGGTAGATCGCCTCGACGAGTTCGCGGTGCGCCTCGGGCGAATCCTCGGGGTGGCGATGTCGAAAGAGGTGCCGGTGCGCCAGCCAGCGGTCCTCGCGCAGCGTCAACAGGAGCCGTTGGTGCTCAGCCTCGTTCAATCCTCGAAATCCTCGATCGTGTAATCGCGTCGCTCGACAATCGCCACCTTGGGGATTTCCATCGTGTTGTCGATGTGCTCCCCATGCCGCTGCTGCGACTGCAACAAAACGAGCGAGTATTCCGTCTCTTCAAGAATGTAGCCGATACTCTCATGGTCGAGTTGTTTGCGATCGGATTTGGTTTCGTTCCGAGGACGCCACCGCGACGAGCCGAGGCTATCGACCCAGCGAACATGTGTGATGACTTTGCTCATTCTTCGTCCTCAATTTCGGTGTCCTCGTCGTCGCCCTCGAACGAGGGGTCGTCGCCCCAGGGGTCGTCGTCGAAGCCCGATTCGTCGTCTTCGCCAACGGTCGAGGACGGGTCGCCGTTCGTCTCCGGGTCAAACTCGTCCTCCGGCCCCGTCATGTCAGGATGCGCCAAACAAGGAGGCCCGCGATGACGATGCCAGCGATGGTCCAGCCGCGCATGAGGCGGCTATGCACCGGGTCGTCAGGATCGCGGCGAATGAACAGCATCAGCCCGGCACGCCGTATTCCCCCGGCACAAGGATCAGCAGAGCCAGCACAATGAACGCGAGCACCACCAGCGCGCCGACGAGCAGCATCGGCCTCCCCGGCGTCCAGCGGCGCGCGGTGGGCTTCGCCTTCGGCGAGAAGCGGTCGAGCCACGACGGCGGCAGGCTCGGCGCGAGGCCGGGGCGGGCGCTCATCGCCGATAGACCGCCGCAACGTGCCGGGCGAGTGGCAGCGGGATTTTGGCAATCATGGCGCTGGCGGCTTTGCGTCGCGGCGAGGATGATGGCAATGCGGCGGGGCCGGTATCGAACCAGACCGCGCCGGAGCCGTGATGCTTAACGCCTTGATGGACCGGGTTTTGATTCACCACTTTCTGCCCAGGCGAGCCGATGTTGAACCACGATCCGCCGCCGTTCTTCCGGGCAGAGCGTTCTCGATAGGCATCCCAAATCGACATGCCGCCGGGTCGATGGGAGAAAGCCGCTTTCAATGTTGTCCGTGGCGCAATAAACGGCATCAGCGCCGGTACGTCGCCCCAAAGGTGATAGCTGCCGAAGTTCCACCGGCTGCGGCCAACCCACGGAATCGCGCCCCGCACGTTCTCGACGACCATCGGGACATGCCGGCCCGCCGCGAGCGAGGCTTGAGCCTGGATGCGGAAGCAGGCGTCGAACAGCCGGTTGAGGTCGGCCAGCATTTGCCCCGTCTCGTCCGCGCGGATTGCCGCGGCCTTCGCCTTCGCCCGCGTCCACGGCAGCGCCATGTAGCTGTACTCCTGGCAGGGCGGCGAGGCCACGAGCAGCGCGGCGTCCTTGAACTGCGAGCCATGCAGCGTCAGCACGTCCTGGATGACGAGCTGCGCCGGGTAGTGGTGCTCGCCGTATTGGTGGCGCTCGATGTCGAAGCCGATGCAATCCCAGCCCTCGGCAAGTAGGCCCTCGGCCCAGCCGCCGAGGCCGCAAAAGAGGTCGATGGCGAGCGGCTTCACCGAAAGCGCGATTGCAACAGCGCCAAGAACTCAGACCGCGGGATCGTGATCGCGGCCGTGTCGCCCGGCATCGCATAATCACGCCCACCGTCTGGCGACTTCTTGGGAGCACGAACCGTGATCTCGACATCGCCGCTCTCGGTCTCGTTGATCGAGACGTAGGGCGGGTATTCGCTGCCCGGAGGCGTGTAGGCCCAGATGTTTTTGTGCGTCTCGTCAGCCATTGTTGATGCTCCCGCGCCTGATGCGCTCGACTAGATCATGATCGCCACCACCGTATCGATCAACGGCCGGAGATACCTTACGTTCTAGTCGAGCGACGCGCTCTTTCAACGCCGCAACCTCCGCTTGGAGCGCCAAAATCTTAGCCTGAGAGTCGTTCATCACAGCCGCCCGCGCACCGTCGCCACCGTCTCCGGGATCTGCCCGGCGAGGCGCTGCGTCCACAGGATCGTGCGCGGGTCGTCGAGCGCCTTCGTGACGAGCGCGCTCACCGCTCCCGCCGTGCCGCACCCGGCCTGCGCGAAGCCGAGGATCGCGCCGACCTGGGGAATGGCGGCGAATGGCGCAGCGATGGCAGCCGCCGCGTTGACGGCGCCGCAGCCCTCGACGATGGCGGCCTCGATCCTCGCCTGATTCGTCTGCACCTCGGCCATCGTGCAGGCGCTCAGCGCAACGAGGGTAAGGACTGCGGCAAGATGTCGCATCATGGTTTTTCCCCGTTCGGCAGGTTGAGTTCGCGTTTCAGGTATCCGGAGACCAGCGCGGCCGCGCCGGCGAGGATGCCGGACAGCGCAGCCACAACTTCCGGCGGCGGCGACGGCACGCCGATGACGGAGAGCAACCAGAGGAAAATGATGACGGGAGCCGTCGTCGCAGTGGCCGATGTAGCGCCGACGGCGACCTTGCTGTTGACCTGCTGCATTGCTTCCCCCTCTTGTCGCGGCGATAGGTTTGGCCGCGTTTTTGTCAAGTTGCAAGACAAAATGAAACGGCCCGGCGAGGGGTGTTGCCGGGCCGCTCATTTTGGCCTTGACCGCAGAGATCGTCTGGCCCAACACTCTGGTCTCCGGCGCTGACACGCCTCGCAGAGGTCAACATGTCAGATACAGTCCCAAGGCAACAAGATCAACCCCGGCAGTGGCGAACCCCCACCCCAATGGAGTGCCGGGTCATCGACATGTGGCACGCAGGAGCCACCAAAATCGCCATAGCAGAGGCCACAGGGATCTCGGCAAGCCACGCCGTCTGGATCAAGCGCCGCTTCCTTCCGAAGCCAAGACCAGAGCAACCGCCCTGGGTTCTGTCGGTGCCGCAGGAGGCACGGTCATCACCCGCTTTTGAGGTCGTGCGCGTGAAACGGCGCCGGATCGCGGTGCCGGCATGACTATGGTCGAAGGTCAAGCCCCGCGGCCCCGACCGTACACGAAGCGCGGCGAGACGACGGCGCTGTTGCGGGGCCGATTCGTGCTGCGCAACGCGGCGGCCGAGAGGTTCGAGGCGGAAGCGCGGCGGCGGGAGCTTTTTCCGGCGACGCTCGCCAACCGGCTTCTTGAGGTCATCGCCCGCGACGATCTCTTTCACGCGGTGCTCGACGAATGAGCGAGGGGGTTCGGCCCGTGCCGCGCTGGCTGCGCACCCTCGCCCTGTGGCAGGACCAGCTGATCCTCAAGCTCGTCCGGTTCATCTGGTTGCTAGCGCTGACGGTCTTCCTTTCGCTGTGGACCATCGCCTTTACCCTCGCCGTCCTGGTCGCTCCATTCGCCCTCCTGTTCTGGATGCTGGGATGACGCGACCGGGCTCAGTGCGCCATTGGATCAGCGGGCGCAACGCCGCTCTTCGGATCTCCCGAACGCCGCTCGTCCAAAAGGCACGCGAGATCGACACCGCGGCCCGTCTCGCCCAAGAACAAGCCGCCATCGCCGCTCACGTCGGCGCCGGTCTCGTCAAAAAACTCCCCGCCGCACCCGCGTCGGCGCCAGCTATCGCGCCGATCCGGGAATCCATTTCCCGCGGCATCCCCATCATCGTCAACCGCGGTCGCGGCCGCACAATCACCTTCTTCAACCCCGAGACCGCGCCCAGCGCGGCCACGTACAACCCAGGCGTTGAGGTGCGAAAACAAAGGCCCGTCCAAGATGAGGGGGGGCTATCACCTCGCCGTCGTAAGACGGTAGCCAAACAAAGAAACCAAAGGCTTCGATAGGGCGCCGGACCTCCCGGCGCCCCGCGCCGGAGCGAGTGACACAACGCTTGATCGGACCTAAAGCAATCTATACTCGAAGTGTGTCCGTATTTTCCTACGGCGTAATCCCACGAAACGGGGGGTGCGCGGCTGTTCACACCAGCCGCCGGCGGCGGGCGTCAGGGCCGTAAGGGGCAGAAGTGCGCCCGAAGGGCGGAAACTACAGCGCTCTCCCCATGCTCTCCAATACGACGCCTTGACCATCCCGCCCGAATTTCCGAAAATCAGCGCAGCTCAGACGGGGATTTTCGAAAAAATGCCCGCAGTTCAGGAGGGGGACGCATATTCTCCTCCGCCCCCTCCGGGCCGGGCGGTTTTCCCAGAACGGATGCCAAACGTGAGCATTCTCAAGCGGTTGTGGCGTTGGATGCGGGGATCGGAGGATGAAGAATTCGATGCCTGGTGACAGCCTCCGGTGGGGTAGCGGGATACCGCGGTGGTGAATTCCCACGCATGGCCTGACGGAGAATATTGACATTGCAACGGTGCGGTGCTCGAGCACGGCACGGCGGTCCTTGCGGGCGATGGGCGATACCAGGTAGCCGGCGGTGCAAGCATCACAGCGGGGGCAAGGGCGGCTCTCGCCCTGGCGAGCGGGATCTGGGTCCGGCTCGGGCGGCTGTTCGTCGGCGACAGGCGTTGATGCGGGCGATGGGGCTGCCGTGGTATGGGGGCAGGCCGCGTCGGGCGAAGCTGGGGACGTTGGTTGAGGAGGCGATGCGGATGGCTGGGGTAGCGCTGCAGGTCTTGGACGAGGGGGCGGCCGAACTTGCGGTGCTGCCGGATGGGGAGAAGCGGGCTCCGGAGCTGCTGGCTGAGGGCATGCGGGCGGGATTGATCGCGGCGCGGGCGATCGTGTCGCAGCCGCTGGCGGTGGATGCATCGGGGGCGTTCTGCGACCTGAAGCAACAGCGATTGGTCAGCGACACGGCTGCCTGGCTGTGCCGGCTGGGGCTGCGGGCGGCCGAGGGTGGCGAGCGGGCTCGTCGCGACGACGTGCTGGGGCGGCTCCTGGCCGCGATAGAGGCCGAGAAACCCTCACAGAAATAATTCATGTCAAATTGCTTGACAGATAGGGCAGGGACGCTCATCATCTCCCGTGCCGGCCGATGCCGGCGCCTCAGAACGGGAGATGACGAGATGGCTAAGATATCAGCGCACGGCAAAGAGGTCGGAACTGTCTACTTCACGACCACGGCAAAGCGCTACATGAGCGATGGCGTCGTGCTCAGGAACTTTGGCTTTGGCTGGAAACTCGGCGGCAAACTCAATGGCGGCCTTACGCCGCGCGAGGCATACGAACGCCAGCTTGGGCAGCAGCGCAAGCTACTGGCCGAGCGGCCGGAGATTGCCGCCTATCGCAAAGAGCTTCACGCGCTCTGCGGCCTCAACAAGCGGTGGAAGCTGCACGCGGCCATCGAATTGATGCCCGATGATCCCGATGGCGTCTGGTCCGAAACGTGCGACAGCTATGGCGACAACATCTCGGCCGATCTCGACGATATCGCGGCGCTTTGCCGGCTCTACAAAGCCGTGCTGCGCGACCATAAAATCCGCACCGAGGAGGCCGCTCGCGCCGCCTGACCCGCAACCGCACCACGGGAGATGATGATGAAGCTTGCCCAAACAGCCGACCACGTAGCGGCGAGCCTCTACGTGAAGCCGATCAACCCATGGGTCTCACAGTCGGAGCTGATCCGCGATGCCTGCGACATTGCAACCGGCGGAGAATTGTCCCCGTCGATGCTGGACCGTCTCTGCGACATGGTACAGCGACGACTGAAAGAGTTTTCAGCCTACGCTCGGCGGCGCGGACCCTGACATTGCGGCCTGTGCCGTCCAGCGCGGCACAGAGCGCAGCGCCAGGCTGCACCCTCAAGAACGGAGATCACCATGTCCAGACCATTGACCGAATTTGAAGAGTGGCGCGTCGAACAGGCATGCAAGCTGCTGAACCGCCGCGAGCGTGACTTGGATCGTCAACTTACTGACACCGAGCGCAAGGCCGAGTTGCTGGAAGCAACCCATTGGACGGTTAAACAAATCAACGACGCCATAATGGCCATTCGCTTGAATGGCGGCAGCACCGAGCTTCCGCGGCCATAGCTCCGGCCGTGAGGCGCGGCCCGCCGGGCAGCCGCGGGGAGACAATGCCCGGCACCACCTCAGAATGGAGAGAGATGATGCCTGCCAAACCTGAATGCCCCACCCTCGCCTACTGGTTCGCCGCCGAGCCGCGATTGCCGCATGACGACGGCCGCCCCGTCGTCATCGGCGAGACCCTGACTGTCGAGCCGCCGCTCGTCCTCTGTGAGCGCGGGCTGCACTGGTCCGTCGATCCGTTTGACGCGCTGCAATACGCAACCGGGTCGCTGCTCTACCAAGTTCGCCCCGGAGGCGACTTCGTGCTCAGCGACGACAAAGGATGCTCGACCGAGCGCACCGCGCTCGCTATGCGCGACGCGACCGAGATGCTGCGCGCATTCGCCCGAGCTGAGGCACTGGGCGTCATCCACTTGTGGAATGTGCCCGACATCGTGCGGCGCTATCTGGAAACAGGCGACGAGACACTTCGGGCCGCCGCACAGGACGCCGCA